AGATTCTGTTATCTGTGCAGCAATATTAGTTTCTATTGCAGTAACTTCATCAGCACCTAAAGCAGCTTTAGCCCATGCGACAGCATTATTTTTCGTAATATCTTTATATGCAGTGAACGATCCACTGTCGGCTTCAGCAAGTCCTACAGAACCATAAGAAGAACCAATATGCTCTCCATCTGCATCATTGGCAGTCCAATGAACAGTGGTTACGACATCAGATAAACTACCTACAGTTTTTGTTGCATCTAAAGAAACAACATCCCAAGTAACAGCCATAATAAAATTTTTTAATACTTTGATTATATATTAAGTGTTTTCTTCTTCAGAAACACCATCAACTTTTTTAAGACCTTCAACAAGTTTTTGATTTCCGATGATTTTTGTTGTGAGTTGATTTAATTCCTGTTGTTTTGCCTGTATATCAGATTGAATCTGTTGTGCCTGTTGTATATCAGAATCAAGTATAGATTTTGTTTCTTCGTAAAGTTCTTGTGGTGTCATAAAATTTTTATATGTAAACGTATTATACTAAGCAGCTTCAAGAGCTTCAACTCTTGCTGTTAATTCTTGTACTGCTTTTAAAAGTTCATATGTAAAATTATGTCCAACAGTCCACGCTTCAACTCCATCAGGAACAGTATCACCAGTTCCATCATCTGAATCATCTTTTTTTACTTTATTAGGAAAAATGCTTATTAAATCTTGAGCAATAACTCCAACACCTGATCCTCCCTGTTTGAAATCAAATTTTTTCAATGATAACTGATTAATTTTATCTAAAACATTATCCATGTTTTCAATATTAGTTTTAATTCTTCGATCAGAACCACTAAATAATTCAACTCCATTAGTTGAACCATCTCTTCTAATACCGCCATTTGCTGTATTTCCCGAACCAACTTTAAACAGTATAAAATCTTGTTGACTAGAACTGTTTGAACTTGTTACACCTAAAGCACCACCCGCAGAAGCATTTCTTACCTCTAATGAATTATCAGTATTAGAGCTTGAAGTAGTTCCTATTAATACCCTACCGCCCGAATCCATACGCATACGCTCATTCTGCCCATTAGTTTTAAATATCATCGCATCATCATTCATATTGTAAGTAATACTTCCAGCTCGAGCATCACTAGTATTTGCAAACGCAATGGCAGCTTCATCATTCGATCCGATTGTTATACCACTTTGGTTGGAATCGTTAGGATTCCCAACTTGTAAATCATCAATAGAAGCGTTAGCTGCATTAGAATTCAAGCCAATTAATACTCTCCCAGACGAATCTATACGCATACGTTCTGAGCCATTAGTATCAAAAATCAAATTTTGACTGTCAGTAGTACCTATTTCAAAATCTTTACCTGTGCTTGTAAATGAATTAACACTAGAAGTCTGTGTTATATCTATATGTTGTGATGAAATTCTTTGAAATCTTGCTGTTCTATCATTTGTTTGTTTATAGACATGCAATGCACTATCTATAGAAGTTACACCGATACCTACGTTTCCAGATGAATCTATACGCATGCGTTCAGATGCACCTGTAGAAAATTGCATATGATTATCAGTATGGTAATATCTAATTCTTCCTACATCTAAATCGGCATCATCTCCGAAATGCAAACCTGTATATGTACTAGCTGGCGATTTGAGTGCTAATCTTGCAGATCCTGATGTAGTAGATTCTATTCTGACATGAACTCCTCCATCTGAACTTACATGTAAAGGGTCAACAGGACTTGTTGTTCCGATACCTACGTTTCCAGAACTCTTTATTACTAATCTTTCAGCTCCACCTGTTGAGATATTAAATTCATCAGCACCACCAGAAAAAATACCTGTGTTTAAATCATCTCTAAAAGCAAGTGCAGGAGCAGTTGCAGAGCCATTTTCAAGAGTTAACGTACCATCAAGTTGAAATAATTCTATAAATGCGTTATTTGCAGCATTTCTTATCTTCATTACATTATTTGTCGTATCTGCAAATAATTGAAAAGCGTAAGTTGTTGAGGGTGCTGAAGAACCAGAATTATTACTTGCTATTGCCAATAAAGCATTATTTATATCAGCCCTGACGTTTGCTCCTGTGGAGTTATCTATTACATAATCGTGTTGTGCCATTTCCTAATCCAAAATTTTCTCTAAGTATATCCT